CACGCCGTATCGCTACACCACGTTCGGTTACGGCAAGCATTTCCGCATCGGTCAATGGTTCGCCGGCGACAACCCGTCGCTGCGCCTCCATCAGATCGGCGTCAATGACGCGCTGGTTCGGTGTGATTGGCATACGGAAACCTCCGCATCGACTTTCGGTATAGGTAGTCGGTGACGATGACGTACATCACACCACACCACCCAATGAAACAGACTGCAACAACGAAAGAAGTGATGATGATTGCTGTCATGGCTTTCGACTCTAGTCGCCGTCGGCGACGTTGTCAACCGCATCCACCGCATAAACTTGTATCGTCGATTCTCCACTGCTAGTGTCGATCGTGTCCACCAGTTTCTTTCAATCGGCGACGTGTCGTCGATAGGAGATCGCTATGGCCACACAACCGTTACCCCCGCCTCCATCGATCTACACCGCAGCCGCCCTCCAATCCGCCGAATTCCCACCGCTACGCGCCGTCATACCTGGCTTGTTGTACAGCGGATTCTCCCTGCTCGCCGGCAAGCCGAAGGAAGGGAAATCATGGCTGGCGTTACAGATGGCAGCTGCCATCGCCATGGGTACCCCGATACTCGAGCGACAAGTCCAGGCCGGACCGGTGCTCATCGTCGCGTTGGAAGACGGTGGTCGCCGTGTCCAGTCACGATTGCGTAAGCTGCTGTCGGATAAAGGACCATGGCCGGAATGCCTCCACCTAGCCAACGAGTGGCCGCGCATCGGTGAGGGAGGCGAAGTGTATCTCCGTCGATGGATTACCAGCGTACGTGACCCTGCCGCCATCTTCCTCGACCACTTCGGCCTCGTTCGCCCGATTCAGACACGGGAGTACAGCTATGCCGGCGATCAGGCCGCAGCGAGAGCAATCAAACTGATCGCCGATGAGGCCGACATCCCTATCATGGCGATCTGCCACCTACGCAAGCGACAGGAGAAAGCGAAGCTGTATGATCCGATACAGGAAGTCAACGGAACGATGGGGCTTGTCGGTGCCGTCGACACCATATGTGTATTGGAGCGAGAACAACGATTCCAATCGACGTTGTTCGTCACTGGTCGCGATGTGGAGGATGAAGAAACAATACAGATGCGCTGGCACAAGACGACGCAGGAATGGTTACTCGACGAAACAGCGGATTTGTTCGCAACAAAGGAAAGGAACGAAATCGCGACGTTGTTGCAACAAGCACCAATGCCGATGACGATACGGGAAATGGAATTGGCGTTGCCGCATATCAAATACGAAACGTTAAGGAAACGATGTCGACGAATGTTGGAGGCAGGACAGATATACGTTGCCGCAGGATCAGGCGAGCATCGCTACGATATCACGCCGGAAGCGATGGCAAACGTACGGATCGAACCGTCGTGGTTACGTCGGTTGCGGGGAGAGTAACGGTCGCTTGTTGCAACAATTCCGGTGGTCTCTGTGCATACCCCCGGTCTCTATGTCCCAAGGATGGGTCTATCGGGATATGTATGGTACACCCCCCTGTCCCCTCTCTTTCTTCTTTATTATCATATACTTATAATATATTGGGAAAGGTGGGAAGGGGGAGTGCATAGAGGAGGTGATTAGTATATATTTATGATATCGTATATTTCCGCCCATATATAGGATGTACCGATGTCACAATCGATTCTGTTGAATCTACCTGATGACCTTGCCGATCGTGCGCGTGGTGCGGCCATCACCGAAGGAACCAACCTGACGTCATTCATCCGTCAATCAATCGAATACACCATCCGCCAACTCGAATTCCAGCGGCAGCAACAATACCCATCGATCCCGCCACGACGGAAACGTGATGATCGTGTACGTGGATTGTGGGGGACGGTCGATTGACAAATCACGTACCGTGAAACGGCAATCGATTGACAAATCACCATCGGTGAATCGATTGACAAATGTCGCAACGTGAAAGCGTTGGTCGATTGACAAATGCAACAGGGGGTAATCGCAACGGACGTCGCGATGGAGGTGGGAGGGGGCCGCGCCGCGCTCCGTCTGCGCGCGGCGAGGGTTGGTTATCGTCTGTCAATCCACCACGCCAGCATCGCTACCACGGCGACAATGGCAATGATCGCCAACGCCGAATCGATGGCAGCGATCGCCGTCGGCAATGGCCAGCACCATCCGGCGAGACAGACGTTGACGGTGTATGGCGTCAATGGGTTAGATCCTCTAGGCCGAGTGATACCAACGCCTCGCGAATCGAGGCGTGTTGTTCCGGTAAACCGGCATCGATCCCGATCCAATACCCTTGATCTTTGTTCCACGTCGCCAATTCCCTAACGGCGTCAATAAACTCCGCCGCATTGGCGCATTCCGTCAACGTGGTATCGCCCTCGCAATAGGTGAATAGGATCAACCGTGTCGGGTTGATCCACGTGCCGAAGTACGATGCATCCTGTTGAGTGTCCACCTGACAGAATCCGTTGGCGTAGGAACAAAGGCCGAAATCGTATAGGTATCGATCGGCCGGGGCGAATTCTTTCGTTACCTTCATTCTCCTATCTCGCTATGCGATGGCAGAATCGCCACCGATCAGCCTACGTTCTCCACGCGTAGGCTGTGCGGTAGGGACTCAACCAAAACGGTTAACGGTCAATCGTAATGCTCTATTACTTCGTCGCGGTGCCGGTTCGATCGTCCATGTCGACACGGTAGGCGATCGCGATCGCTGGCTTGTCACAATGTCCCGAGCATGCGGGATAGGCGGGATCGGCGCATTCGCACAATGGGTTATCGGTTGTCATCGGTCGATCTCCTGTGGAGAAAGGGCGCGTCCATGCGCCAACGATCCGTCCATGGTTGGGGGGACAGACAAACGGCGTAGCCGTTAGGCGGCCAATGCGGTGGCCTTTTCGTTGATCTGCCGCCATTCACTCCGTGGCAATTCGATCACACTTGCGCCCATAACCTCCAATTCGGACGCGCGGTCGTAGCTGTCAACATCCTGCGACATACGCGTCACTGCATTATGCAGTCCGTACCGCGTCAGGTCGCCGCCACGGATGAGATGTTGCAACACACTGGATGATTCGGCGTCGGATAGTTGTCTATCCTTCGCGAAAACCTCTACGACCTTGACCGGATCGGCGTCAATATCATCCTGCGCCGCGTCGGTCAACGATGCCACGATCTCATCGTAAATCGGACCGCCGAGCATGGCTGGCACCATATCCGACACTGTCGACCAAAATGCACGGTCAACCTGTCGTCGAGTGTCATCCGACAGGAGTTCACGTACGGTATCGTCTATCGACGAATCGGCCCGGCCAACGTGATACTTGCGCAGGCCGCTACCTTTCCAAACGGCGAGATTCGTACACCGAACCGTATGGATACCGGGCGATACCGACAGCGATCCCTTTCCTACCTCGCTGTTCCCGATTTCGATACCGGGCTCGATCACGTCCACCTTGTCATGCGTACCGAAGTCGAAAAATCCCTTTGTCACGATCTCCCGTTTCATCCCCGGTACGACCGCCTTGATGTACAACCGATCCTCGGTCACTTCACATGAAGTAACCTCCGCCTTGGCATCGATTAGTCGTGGGATGACTGCTTCGGCGAGATCGTAATTGTCGAGGCATCGAAACCGGTCCGACACGAATGCACGAGCCCGTCCATCCAACGTTCGGACCATGCGTTTCGTCGGGTCCGTGTGCCACCAATGGTTGATATTGGCGGCGAGAAGATCGGGCGCTATGTCCCTCATCCGGTCGTAATACTTCGCCGGAATCTTCGCCTGCTCGCCAATCTGTCGGTGGGCGGTCTGGTTCACGTCGTAGTACCCTTGCCCGGTGAGTTCAACCGCAAACTGGCGATTGTCACCTTCGCCTACGACTTGTGCCTCCATCGCGGCGGTGCTCGCGACGAAATCACGTTTCGCATTGCGTTGGCGATCCAGTTCTGCGGCCAAGTCGGTCAATGATCTACCTTGCTTCATCTGTCGATCTCCAATGGGAATGTACGGCGGAAAACCTCGCCGCCAGGTGATAGCGTCCAATCGCTATCGATATGCCCCACCACCATCGATGGGGCATTGCGATAGGGACTAGTCGAACTCGGCAATGATTGCGTCTACTTCACGCGCGAGCGAGTTCGTTTTATCGGCTGCAACGTAACAGTCGAACCCGTTTCCGTCACGATAATCAATGCCGATTACCTGTACTCCATCAGCCTGAAACATCGCGATCGATTCAATGAACGTGTTCGGCGGTCCAGGCAACCGCCACATCTCTGACCATTGGATCACTTCACGCGATCCGTCGCTGTTCGGGTTCTTGCATTCGCAACAGTTCCAAAGGAATTCTCGACTGTTCATTCGTTCGGCTCCCATTGGTGCCCTCGGCAATATCCGCGTTCATCCTGATTGTCACAGTCGCCAATCGGAATCACTTCGCGTGGATCGTTGTCGAGCGCTGTCAATGCATCATCGTCGCGTCCTTTCCATTCATCGCCAAATACGAATTCAGCGCCACGATCCTCGATAACCGAACGAATGTACTGTTTCGTTGCGTTCATGTGCATAAAACCTGGCATTTGTCTGTCTCCTGCCATTTGCCGTTGTCACGGTGCCAGCATCGCCAGCACCATCGCCAGAATAACGAACCCGACCGCCATCATCGCGGCGGTGGCGATTGCTTCGATATACTGTCTGATCATCGTCGTCTGTCCCTCGTCGTTGTCTGTCGCTGTGCGTTATCGCTGAAGTCTAAACACTGCGCCAGTGTCTAGGCGTCAACGTGGCGCCGTCTGGCGTCTCTGCCGGCTCGTCGGTCCCGCTTGATGCGTCCGCCTTGCGGGGCGAGCCACAGCCACTGTGGGCTGTCTGGCATGGTCGGTCGGTTGGGTCGTTGGCGGTACTCCTCGCCGCGTCGCCGCGCGTAAGAAGACAATCCGTGTAATTGTAGTTGATGGTGGATAAGGTGTCTACGGTTTATTCGGTTGATACCATCATCTAACCGATAGGATTTTGCTAAACTGTGACGGTGCGCAAGAGTTATGGTCTATCGTCAGGTTGTGGCTACGCGCCAAACGGTGCTGTCGGCATGCTACGCGGTCAACGTGTCATCGCTGAATATCTCGACGTGTCTGTTGCAACAGTCAAGAAACTGCAACGCGACTATGGCATGCCATTGGTACCGTTACTTGGTGCATATTGGACCACGCCTTCACTTCTCGACGCATGGTTGCTTGATCAACTGGAGTTAGCGCAACGTGAACAACGCACTTTCAACGCCCGAGCACAGACTATCGACGGCGAGTGACGTAGGAAGACAGCTGAATCGGGGAGACCGTACGGTCCTACGCGCGCTCCTGGCTCGTTTTACCGTTGCCGAACCGACCATGGAAAGGTTGATCGCATGGGCGGACCAGTATCCCGATCGTTGGGTCGCGTCGTTGTCTGCGCTTGGCCGGCTCGCTGGTCTCGCCGAGCATCATGTTGTCGATCATGGAGTTAAGGACATCGCTGACATGAGCGATGCGGAGGTCGAGGAACGACTAGCTCAGCTCGCGCAGCGTGTAACGGCTACCGACGTGGTTATACACGACCAACGTCGACACTTGCCCAAGCTAATCGAGGGCACCGTTGCGCCGGCCGACGTCGATCCACTTACCTAAATGCGACATTTCGGCGGATAGATCTCACCTATAATCTGTCCCATTGTCTCAGTGCTTTGATTTCGAAGCATTCATGCCGAGATTCGCATTTAACAGTTTGGGTATTATGCGCACTAACGCTGTTGCGCACGTATCAACGGCGCTACCTGTATACATTTCCAGTATGTAGTTTCCGAAGGCACCCCCGCCGGGTGGGGGGTGTGCCCCCACCACCCGGATGCCTACAGATCCACCCCCACCACAATCCCCCATCCACCACTTGACAACATTCGGTTAACGGTCGATACTCATGCCTAGTGGCATAGCCGTAACGTCAATCGCTCGGTGAACAGGCGGAAACGACGGCGAAGGTGGATGTGGACAGACGAACATCAGGAGTAGACGGATGAAGGTGAAATTGGCTCAGGCTCTCCTGCGGAGGAAAGAGTTGCAGGAGAAGGTCGATCGGTTACGACAGATCGACAATCGTGATCTGTACGAGGTGAAGACCGGACGGAAGCAAGCGCACGAGGGGATTGATGACATCATCGCTAAGGTGCCGAAAATGTCGTTCGACCAGTTCACGCACGCGTTCGACTGGCATGCGCGCGCCCTGCGTGAGGTCGATGCTGTCATTCAGCAAACGAATTGGACGGCGGAAGTACATATCGACGATCAGTTCATGGGAGATTATGTCGATCCTTACGTGAAGAAGGAGTGAGTTAGGTATAGCAGTGGCGGGCGCGGAGTGAAGGCTGGCACCGAGCCTTAATCGGTAGATGCGTCCGGATGTGTCGTTGCAGTCAATCGTATAGCTCAATTGGTCAGAGCACTTGCGTGATAGGCAAGGTGTTGACGGTTCGATTCCGTCTACGGTAGCAGTACGGGGCCGGTCCCTAACAACCGGGGTATTCCGACTATCCGATTCGCTGACATTGAACGCACGACTGACCGAATGACAGTACAAAGGAACATAGGTTAACCGATTTCCGATTGACCATGCTCCGGACGCTGCTGCTACTTTTTTGTAGCCGGGTTGATGAACGGAAAGAAAGCGAAACAGATCCGACGGGTGTCGCAGACGACACAACTGCCGGCGCGGCAATTGAAGCGGGAATACCGACGGCGACAGTTGTACGTTACCGATTCCCGTCGGACGGGATGGTTGTCGTGGTGGCGAGGTGGGCAGGCGTTCATCGTGCCGTGGCGTCAACGACAATGGAGTTGAATCGGCGATGGACGACGGCAAGCGTAACGGCGAAGTGCAGTTCGCATTTCACATCAAGTGGACGTATGAAGAACACGCCTTTACGTGTCGAATGTGTCGCGCAGAGAGTGACAAAGTGCCGTTGTTGGTTGATGAAAGCCACGGTGATCCGATATGTGAGTTGTGTTGGAATACGTTGGGGATCGGCAAGCAGGACGAAAAGGGGAAATGGTCGTTCGACGAGACGGAACAGACGATGGCCGTTGCGCGGATGTTGAATTACACCATGGGAAGGTTAAACGTGTTCGATGGAATACCGACGTTGATGCACGAGCCGGGTGAGGATCCATACGTTGTTGAACCGGAAGGCGAACGGTGAGCCACCAGACTTTCAATCTGGCGTTAGCGGGTTCGACTCCCGTCCGGTTCGCCATCACCTGCGGTGAAGGAGGACAAACAGATGCCCCGACGAGCGAAGCGAGTTAGACCATCCTCCCTACCCCCAACAACGATCGTCCCTACCGTCACTACGATTGGTGCTATTGCCATCGTTACGGCGGTGATGGTGACGGCGTGTGCCACCGTCGAGACGGTACGGGATGTCGTGTATGACGGCGCGTGGGAGGTGGGGTTGCGGTATTGTCGGGCACCGGAGGCGCGACGGCAGACATACCGAGACGGGATTGCTGATGAACTCACCAAACGGGCTGCGGCGGAGCCGGCAGGAACGATGGTGCCGAAGGACGTCGCGCTGACGTGTGGGTTGCGGTGACGACACGACGATGATCGTCGTGAAAAAGGTGAATGACATGAATCGAGGATATGTGGCAATTCTGCTGGATGAAACCGGATCGATGACCGGACAAGAAGACCGTGTGGTTGGTGGGATCAACGAGTACGTCAACAAGTTGAGGACTGATCAGAATACGGAATACGAGATCGTGATACGGTTGTTCGATTCGGAACGTTGGCGAACATTCTTCAGTGGAACGCTGACGCAGTGTCCGACGATGGAAGCGAAGCATTATCGCCCTGGAGCAATGACACCGTTGTACGACGCGATCGGACGGATTGTGTCCGAGGCGGAGGAAGCGGCTGCCGGGCGTCAGGTGTTGGTACTGATCGATACCGACGGAATGGAAAACGCCTCCCGAGAGCATACGCAGGAGTCGATCAAAGCGCAGATAACACAAAAGGAATCCGCTGGGTGGACGTTCGTCTTCCTTGGATCAGGAATTGACATTGTGCAGGCGCAGCAGGTTGCGCTTCAGGCGAGTGCAATAGGCGTGTTGGATTCAGCGACCATGAATGTCGACCATAGTCGGCGGAAAGCAGTGTACGGCGCGACGGGGAATGCGACTATTCGTCGATTCACAGAAGGACCGGTGAAGTCATCTGGTCGATTCTACACAGAAGACGAACTGAAGAAAGGAGAGTAATGGCTATCACCGTCAATGACAGGAGGGCGTGACGATGCCGAGTGGACTGTTGCCCATCATGCCGGGCTGTCGCGCGCTGATCGTGTTTGGGCACGGGCATACTTGCGCTCATTTTCTCGGCAAAGAGGTCGTGGTCGTGCGGCTGGAACCAGAGCCACCGCCATCGGGGGATTGCCGAAAATGTCGGTGGTGGATGATTGAAGGAGAAACGTTACCGCCGCCGCCATTTGGTCTCGACTGGTTCGCGTCTGAATGCGCCTTGATGCGGATCGACGGTCTCGACGACAGTCGAGCGGACAAGTTCGATGTCGAGGTGGTGCGGTCGATGGTCGACAGTGTCGGGGTGATGGAATGACGGCCGCCGACGCCTTGGCGAGAGTCGAATTGCTCATTTCGGAGAGTTGACGATGCCTAACAACGCCGAAACGACGAGGGACGGGATGATGGTTAAGCCAGAATGGCTGGAACAGCGCGAACGTGATGAACGATTGCGGAAACGCATCGACGATGTTGGGATCGCCGTGCAAGCATGTTTCAATCAAGCAAATGCGCTCGGTTTTGTAACCCAGATGGAATGCCAGGGTGCAACGCGATCAGCCGATAAATATCAAGCTAAGGCTGAGGCACAATACCGCATCTTCATGGATGCCATGCATCGAATTGCTGACAGGCTAGACACCTTACTCGCCCACAACGACGAGGGACGCGATGATGGCCGCTAAAGATTTGAAGCTGACTCCGCATCAATTATCCCCTGATGCCTGGTGGTATGAAGACAATGGAGGGATTTCTATCTACACCAGCACAAGTCAACGTGCCAAAGACTTTGAAGTAGATGGTGCAGTTCCTATTCATTCAGAAACACGTGTAACTTTTATTTCTTGGCGTTCGCTTCGCGCAGCACTGAAACGGAAAGACAAATGACCAACTGGGCCGACCTCATCGATACCGACCCGGTTGGGGCATTCAAGCAACTTGAACCACACTTGGAGGGTTGGGGCACCGACCACCCGCTGGATGATAGACCGCATGTTGCTCGTCTTCTATCCAACCTCGCCGCGCTGTGTGAGGAGATGGCGGCGGCGTTATCAGACGTTGCAACCGAAGAGGCACAGCGAGTTGCAGACGAATACGAAGCCAATGGTGAACAACGTATACCTTGTTTCTTCCAAGTCGAATGGATTGCAAAAGCACGAGCCGCCCTCGCCCGCCACAAAGGACGCGAGGAATGACCCCGCCCGTATGTAGTTACTGTCATCGACACGTCAAAAATAAGTATTATTTTTCGTTGCCTGTGCCTGGCGTGCGCGGATCGATGAGATGTGACCGTTGGTCGTGCAAACTTCTATTCTATCCATTGAACCGAAGAAAGATTCGGCAACGACAAAAGCCGGATTTGTTTGTTATAAAGCTGAAACTTGAAGCCTTGGGACTATGGAAATGACCACCATCCACGACTTGCGACGGGCTGCAGAGGCGATGATGTGCCCGCACTACGAAGAAAATATACAATGCACAGATGTGGTCGCCAATGACGAGAGTGAATTCAAACACAACTTAGCGTCTGTGTGCAGACGAGAACAATGTCCTCGTAAGGCTTTGTTCGACACTCTCGACGCAGCCGAGAAGTATTTGCGCGAGCGGGAGGTGTCAGTTGAAGTCATTGAAAGTATTGAAGGACGTTCTCTCTACATCGATGGCGTACATGTCGCGGGTCCTAAACCTTGGGGTGATGGCACATCCGTGCTTCGATGGAAAGGCCACCTAGCCGCATTCCTCGACCCAGACGATTCGACGGGAGGTGATGCCGAGTGACGCCTGATACAGTTGGGCCGAGAACAGCAGTTTAGCCTAGGACCGTTGGGCGCTGCGGCGTGGAAAGCAGACACGCAGGAGGTCGGATAGTGCTTGTGACTCATCGGGGCAGTGAAAACTGGAGAGTTTGCCGATTAGTCTACGGTTCGACTCCGTGGGGCACCCGTGAAACCAAAATCGGAAGCCAGCCTAGCGACTGGCCAGCGCCCGGCGGTCCTTTTATCGGAGATGATGATGAACACACTCACTATTCCGCTGCTAGCCGGCCAAACGCCCGCCGAGATGCAATTGGCACAAAAGGGTATGAAGGCATGGTGTGCGACGCGTAAGGTGGCCGCCGAAAGCAGAATCGCCCAACTGGAAGCGCACATCGCCGAAGGTGAGCAACATGGACTCAACATGCGCAGTCAGAAGACCATGCTGCGCAACGAAAAGAAACGACTGGCTGGATATCAGAAGGTCGCCGCAGCCCTATCGGCAGGATACTACCTCGTACCTAACTTCCCTGTCGATTGGTTCGCTATTCGTCGGACCGAAAGAAAGCCAAGGCGCGAAGAGTGCGACTGGTCGCATACTCAATTCACGCAATCCATGCGTCAGCTCGAGATCGGGAAAGGGCGTTATGTCGATCCTGTTCCTTTTCGGAGTGAGTACATTCGACGCGATCCTGAAGGCAAGACTACCAGGATATATTATCCGGTGAGTTTTGATGAAGACATCACGCCACCTGCTGCGCTGGTAAATGCTGGATTGATGCCTCATCTAATTAAAGCGCTTCGAGCGAAAGTATTCGACGCTATCGGGTTGGTGCGAAACACACGCAGCCAAGGTCGTGATCCGATGCTGGTTGGCGCAATCAGCTTCGGCGGACCGAGCTATTCGCCAAAGGAACTTACCTTTCTGATCTCATGGTGGATGGATTTTAAGGACTTCTAATGCAACACGACAGACCCTGGAAACCCCGCTGGTTCGATGCCGCTTGAGGAGGGAGATGATGGAACTGTTAATTGCCTCTCTTACGGGGACTCTCCTCGGGTGGACTGGCGCGATCATTTGGGCAGCATGGATATATAGAATGAAAGAAGATCGACCATTTAAATATCGTTCATTCAATATCGTCACGATTGTTATCGTGTTCATCGTGCTGGCACTGGCTGTAACTGCAAAGCTCGAGGCCCACGAAGTCATCCAGCTGATCTACGAAGACGAGGCTGACCCGGCACCGACGCCAGAGCCACCTCCGGCAGACTGCCCTCGCGATGCTGGCGCCCTGAACTGGTATGTAGCACCGGAACCGGACGGTAAAGACGACAATCTCGGTATCTGCGGCTCGCCCATGTTATCCCTGTCCCGGGCATTCGAGCGAGCTCGCGGCGCTGAGATACCGGTCACCGTGTGGGTCAAGGGTGGACGCTACGACGGCGAGGTCGTCGACAACCGTGCCTCCTATGAGCACGGATTGACGGTGCGCTGCTGGCCAGAAGAGATATGCACCATGAATGGCATGCATGCGCGGTCATTCTTCTACCGTTACCGTGGGACGCCTGGTGGCTGCCAGAACATCACGTTCGAAGACATCAACGTGATCCAGTACATCAATTGGGGGTTCATCTTCTCCGATCCCGAATTCCGCAATCAGCGCGAACGGCGCGACGAAAACTGGAACGGTTGCAACATTATCCGGAACGTGGGGTTCAGGGAAATCGGCAGCGAGTGGGGTTGTCGAGCTGGGTTCGATGGCCGTCGGTGTAAAGGATTCGGCGCCATCACCGGCCAGAACAGCGACGGCAACCTTGTCGAGAACGTCGATTGCATCGATTTACTCAATGACAACGGCGGTGGAATTCACTGTATCTATTGGTCGAACGGCTCGAGCGACAATCACGTGGTCAACCCCCGTGCCACGAACATCAGCGCCCCTGCGTTCAAGTCACGAGATGACAGCAACAACAACGTATGGATGGGATTGCGCTGCGAGCGCGTCGATGTCTGTTTCTACTCAGGCATGCCAGACAGTCGACCTGAAGAAACGCAGGACCGCAACGCAACTGTGCAGATTGCTGTGGCGGCCGGAGTCGAGACGCGAGCGGAGTGCAAGCTGCAGCCAGGTGGGAGCACGAATCGAGCTAACTGCAGAAGAGTGTTTGCGCAATGACAACGCTAGCGACTTGGATACTAATTTTACTAGTTTACTGGCTTGGCATGGCTGTCGTGACAATGACTATACAAGACAAATTAGATTCTGCCGAGGCAACACCGGGCCGAATCTTTTCAGCCATTGTGTTGTGGCCTTTAACCACAATCATCGCAATTCAAATTCTGTGTAAGGATATTGCAGGCAGGAGAAAGCTAGAATGAACTGTAGCAACTGCAAATGGTGGAATTGTGATGTGCGCGGCATGAATGAAGCAATGACTGGTGTCAAGCATGGGCATTGCCTCAGATATCCGCCAACTATTCACGATGGCAGAAGTATTTTTCCCTTTACTAAAGAAACTACGTTTTGCGGTGAATGGAAGGAACACGAACCGACGGAATTGTGATAGAGTATTTGCGCAATGACAACCAACGATTTATTCGATCGTTACGCCTACGCCGAACGTACGGTGTACGATGATGCCAAACTCGGCGCCGCACTCCGTTGTCGTCGGGTCGCGGCAGCTCTCGATGCTATCGTTGTGGCCGAAGCTATCGGCGTAACGCCTGCGTTCTTATCCATGTTGGAGAACGGCAAGCGGCGGTGGTCGGATGAGCGAATCGACGAATACCTCACCGCCATTGGCGAAACGGTAGCCGATTATTGATCATGTCAGGTGATGTTGTTCCCGACGATGGATGCGCCGCCAGCGTTGCCGCTGTTGTTGAGGTTCGCCCCGGTGTTCCCGGTCAGGATATTGTACGAGATGATAACGTCGGTTACAGCGTTGGCAACATCAATCCCATTTCCTCCGTTCAACCGTGCTCGGTTGCACATAACGATGGCTCGGTCGGCAGCGGTACTGTTGAATCGAATCCCGTCGAAAGTATTATCGAGACAGGTATTGCCGACCACGTTCATGTCGGCTTCATCGATGAGGATGCCGTTGTTGGCATTGTCGGTTACGATATTGCCGTTAACGATCGATTTCGGTACCTGCACCCATATTCCGTTGGCACAGCTGCGCACGTTATTGTCGCAAACAATAGCCTTTTCCGACGTCTGGACGATTATGCCGTTGCCGATGAAATCCCATATCTCGTTGCCAATCGCATAGAAACCGAATGTCTTCTGCACATTGATGGCGGCTTCTGCTGACGTGGTCAATCCATCGAGAAAATTACCGATGACATTGACACTGCGGATGAGCGTGGCACTACCGTTGAGATCGATCGCCTCCAATCCTGTACCTCGGATGGTGTTGCCGATGATGGACACACCTTCGGTGGTAGCCGTGTCACTAAGATCCTGAAATAGGATACCGTAACGGAAACCCTCGATCGTATTGCCGATGATGGCCAACCGATTACTGTTGCCGATGCCAATCGCCCTGGCATTGAATCCACTACCGGGATCATTACCATCTATCATCGTATTGCCGATGATGACACCACGCTCTGCCCGCATGCCGATACGGATTGCCGAATCGACGACGCCGTCGCAGTTGATCACATTGTTGCTGACGATGAAGTCCTTGATATCCATGCCAGTACCGTCAAGGATATCGATCGATTCTCCGTCAGCGTTGGTTCCGCATCGATGCATCTGATTGGCATCAATGACTAACGTATGGCAACCGCCGTTGATATCGATCGCTTCGATGTCCGACTCGCCAAACCGATTGTGGTCGATAGTTATCCGTTCACAGACATTGACGTCGACATCGGTGATGACACCGGATCGATTCGCCGACACCTTGTCGAACACGTTCCCTGTTACCCGGCAGTTGATGCACGATCGTAGCCATACTGCGGCAGCGTGGTCGACGAATCGACATCCTTCCACCAGTCCGTTGGTGACGTTCTCCAGATGAATGCCGTGAATTTCAGCTGTCTGGGTTGGACGATCACCATTGATCCGCAGGTTGCGAATCGTGATATTGCTGTTGCCGCTGCCGACGGTGTCGTTTCGAATGATGTAGTCGGTCCCCGTCCGGCCCGCTCCTGTCGCGTTGATGATCGACGTATCTCCATACCCGAACAGTGTGATATTGTCGCCGACCGTAATGATGGTCGTGCCGACATTGACGGTGGTGTTGGCCGGGATCATTACCGCACCTCCACCGTTTGCCTCAGCCGCGTCAATCGCGGCCTGCAACGCGCCAGCGTTGGGTGTCGAGCCATAGTCGAGCACGTTGAATACGGTATCGAATCGGTCGGCCAGTGTCCGAGCCTGGGTACCAGTGGTGGAGGTGACAGTGGAGGTCGAGACGTCGTCGAGGGCATTGACGCCGTTGAGAACGTTGTCGAATTCGGTGTTCAGCGCAACGGCGGTGAGGATTTCGCCTTGCTGCCAGACCTTGATTCGGGAGATTGCCACAGACTATGTCCTCTCGACGATCGATAGCTTGTGACGAAAGCATAGCAGGCAGACTTGTTGGCTGAAACCGGTCAGCCACCCCTCATGCCGGGCGGTCCCTTCGATCCGATCGTGATAGAGCATCGGTTGCCGCTGGCCGAGGTTCGGCGTCGCTGCGCCAGCCTCGGTCCAGTCTATGCCTGTGCGGTGCTCTCCACCGATCGGCAGCGTTGCGTCATCTGGCTGCCGGAGGGGGCGCCGGCCTGGCTTGTCGAGCACGAACGGCTCCACTGTCGGGGCTATCTCCACTACCCCGGCACGACCCTCCTGTTCGACCCGACGGCGCCACACAACGCCGATCGCCTCGATGATCTCCGTTCGTTCTACCGCAAACTATTGAAAACGCTGCACAAATAGATTTTGCCTATCGGCTGTGCTAAGGTTTGCGGCATGGACGCCGTCAACCATGCCGCCGATAGTTCGGAACTGGAGGAGGCCCTATTCCTCCAGCAAGTGTTGGCGTCTCGTCAGGCCGACGATCCCCTCCGCTCGTTCGTCCCTCACCAGAAACAGCAGACGTTCATCGATGCCGTCTTCTCTGGCCGGTGGAGTGAGGTCTGGTTTGCCGCCGCCAACCGGTCAGGCAAGAGCGACGCCGGAGCCTATGTCGGGGCGCGCCTGGCGCGCTACGGCCTGCCGGACAGCATGGTGCGCGACATCCATTGTGGCGACGGGATCACCGTCCGCGACCGCGCGACGGCCGGATGGGTGGTAGGGTTATCGTTTCCACTCGTCAACGAGACGGTCCAGCCGAAGTACCACGACAACGGTCAGCTGAAGCCAGGCGGGCACGCCCCTTTCATCCCGGAGCGGGAGATCAGCCGATGGGATAAGGACAGCAACTCCGTTCACCTGAAAATTGGATCAGTTGTCGGGTTCAAATCATGTGAGGCCGGCGCGCAGAAAATGCAAGCGGCCGGGCTAGACTGGATTCAGTTTGACGAGGTACCGCCGAAGCCAATCTTCGACGAGGTCGGCATGCGTTTGGAGGCAGGTCGACGGTTGTTCATCTTCGGCACAGCAACGCTCCTACCGCCGGAAGGTACGATGGGCGGTGTGCAGTGGTTGTACAGTGAACGAATCGAGCCGTGGCAAAATGATCCGCGTAGCGTGCCGTGGGCCATATTCGGCGCATCGATATACGACAACCCGCATCTCGATCGGGCGGAAATCGCCAAGCTGGAGGCGAAGTACGATCCTGAGTCGGCCATCGGTCAGATTCGGCTGTTAGGGACATACCTCCCCGGCGTGACCGGTAGCCGTGCCTATCCTTCCTTCATGAAAGAAGTACATGTCTATCCCCAACCTCGACCGGCCGGGGTGCGGCCATTGGTGTGGTGTCTTGATTTCAATGTCGAACCGTTCATCACCACCGTTGGATGGCGTGATGGATGGACGTTCCGCTGCCTCGGCGAGGTGACGATGGAGCAGGGCAACATCGACGACATGGTCGACTTGCTTCATCGAAACTGGACCAGTCACCATCGAGGAGAGGTATGGTTGTACGGCGATGCAACCGGCGGGGCAAAGACGTTGCAAGCGTCGGCACAGTCAACCTGGCGTCTCATCACCAACGCTTTGACGATGAAGCGTATCCCGTATCAGAAGAAGGTGCCCGATGCCAACCCTTTCCAACGTGATCGAGTCAATGCGGTCAACGCCGCGCTCCGATCAGAGACAGGTGCGTCGTACATCGGCATCGATCCATCATGTGAGGAACTCATCGCCGATCTCAATGGCGTCCTACTCGACCGTCAAGGCGCAGTCAAAAAGGTGACGAAACCCAACGATCCTTACGCCCGTCGAACGCATGCATCAGATGGGTTTGGTTATTGGGTTACGTACGAGATGCCGGTGGCAGCTGTCGTCGAACCGATCCGTCAAGAGCAATGGCGGCGGGGTGCAGCGATGCCAAAGGCACCTGGCTATGGTTTCACCCAACGAACTGGATGAGGTACCGCGATGCTGGAGATGTCTCCGCCCGTTATCTGCCTTGTCAGCCCGTCTAGGCGTATGTGTCAGTTGCGTATCGAAGGCGGTGCATGCGGAAGGGCAGGATGATGGAACCGTTCCGTCACCGGGATATTCGTTCAACGTGGTAGACGACGATGCCGAGTCAACCCAATCCGATCGATCGCCCGATTTCCCCGACATCTCCAACGGATGATCCGGTCGCTCTTGTCCAGTATATGCTCGACATGCGTCGAGAGTCGTTTCATGCCCGTCGTCTGCGCATGCGTCAGAACGAACTCAACCGTCGTGCCGTGAAGGGGATGCAGGACTGGTCGCATAAGATCGAAGGACAGAGTCGAGAGTTCATTCCCAAGACGTCCGAGCTGCGCGAGCAATTCGCCGCCTTCATCAAGCGTGGACTCGTTCAGTTCGGTCAGTGGTTCAGCCTGGAACAGACCGGCCCGATGCCAGTCGACGTTCGTCAGGTGACGAAGTGGTTGGCGAAACAGTTGTCGTCTCTACCCGGCAGCGATGGCAATGACGAATCTATCGAGCTGAAGATCAGCGACGGATCGAAAGTGGGGTTGCTGGAGTCGGTCATCGTTCTGAAGGTGACAGCACAACGTGAAACGGCAGTCCGGTATGCTCCGGTCGACGATGTCGAGGTTGAATCGATAATCGACAGCCGACGTCGATTGCGCATCGATCTCATGCGGACAGAAGACTACTATCCCGACCCCACCGGCCGTGGTCTGTACGAAATTGGCGATACAGAAGAGGACTTCTCTTCGATAGAGGAACTATCGCAAGGTGATGATCCCGTCTACGATCCCAACATCGTCATGGCGTTGCGTACCGATTTCGAGCGCGAAGAACGCGAGTTCGTCGAACGACGAAAGTTTGAACGGTTGCAGCATGTCGAACGAGCGAAACCGCGTCATCGTGTCCGTCTATCAGAATATTGGGGGACTATCCTCGACAGTAATGGTGGTGTGGCTGTCGGTCCTGTGCGTCTACCCGATGGTCGACGTGAGGTTCGTCCATTACGCAACGTCATGTTCACCGTGGCCAACGATCAGTTCCTCATCCGTCGTCCGGAGGTCAACCCGTACTGGCATGGTGAATCGGTGTTCGTCAAGATTCCACTCCTACGTGAGCCGTTCACCGTTTGGCACCGTGCCCTGTTCGACCAAGTCGTATCGCTCAACTTCTCACTGAATGAGATGTTCAATCTCATCCTCGACGGCGGACTCGCCGCCGTGTGGGGTGTGCGATCAGTGCGAAAGGATTTCCTTGAGAATCCTCGGCAGGTGTCCGGTGGTGTGGCACAGGGTGCCACCTTGATTGTCAACAGCAACGCGCCTGCCAACGCTAAGGTGTATGACACGGTCAGTACTGGCAAGGTGCCACAGGACGCATTGTCAGCATATAACATCGTCGATCGAGAGCTGTTGCAGGCTGCTCACACCAACGATCTGAAGCTCGGCCTGTTGCCGCCGAAACAGGTGAAGGCAACGGAAATCGTCGAAGCCAGCCAAAATCAGGCGGTCACGCTCGATGCCATCGTCACTGACATGGAACGCGGTCTTGCCATCCTTATCCGTCGCGCCTACATGGTCCTTATGCAGTACGCCGATGAGATCGACCTCATCGCCCTGTCCGACATCGTCGGGTTGCGCGACGCAGTTACGCTTACCGGTATGTCGCCGGCCCGTCGTTTTCGCACCATGGTCGAGGGGTGTAAAGTACGGGTATTCGGTTTGTCGGCCACCCTCGCCCGCGCACGCGACTTCCAACGTATCGTTGCCATCTTCCAGCTGGTTCAGTCGTCACCCATCCTGTTGCGCGCGTTCTTACGGAAATACTCCGCAGACAAGATGCTGACGCACGTGTTCAAGCTCATCAATCTGAATCCAGAGCAATTCGAACGTGACGAGCAGGAAATCGAACAACTCCCGACCGAGATGCAGGAAATCATGCAGTTGTTTGGCGTGCTATCGCAGCGACCGGGCACATTGGCCATGCAGGCACAGCCGGGGGGCGAACCCGGCTTGCCATCGGAGATCAATCAAGAGGGACAGCCATCGGAAACGTAGTTACCGCAACAGAATCCACACGAGCACGATGACCAATAACAGAAACCATGCGGATACATCTACTCGCATAGGACGAAGCGTACGTCGTCGTTGAACGGCGACAAATAGGAAAAATCCCTATTGTGAGGTATTGAGATGCAAGAATTCCTAACCGCACAGAACATGTTACTGGCATTGTTGACAGTGGTTTTCGGTGCGTGGGCTCGAAACGTAAAAACCGGTGTCGCAGCGGTCGACAAGAGCCTCGGAACGGGATTGAGTTCGATTAGTGAGTTGGTACGATCGAATCAGATACGAACCGACGAGCGGTTGTTGATGATCGAAAAGCAATTGACCGAATTGGCGACACAGATGAAGGGATTCCAGGATTGGCAAGAGCAGCACATACGTCGTCCTCATCTGGAGGCGGTTGAGCGGTTGCAGGAGCATGAGGATCGACTGAAGACTCTAGAGGATAGGGTCGCATGAGGATAGTATGAACGATGAACTGAAGTATACAGCCGACGATCTCCGCAAGATGACCGTTGGTGAGGCAAAGGTCGTTCTGGCTAAGGCATGTCGGATAGAAGGTACAGCCGTCGTGCGCCGTGCTGACGGTTCGGTTCGATACGACGATGTCACTTTGGCCGGAACCTACCACGAGGACAAAGGCGATGGACCCGAATCTGACATTGGGTGAGCTGGAAGGACGGCATGACGCGTTGGCCAATGCCTACGAACAGGCGTTAGCCGCGTACAACGCCGCCAAAACCAACCAGCGGCAAGCTAAGGAAGCATTGACCGCATTCCGCAGCGACTATGGTGAAGTCATGAAGGCGTTCGCCAAGGCCAAGGAGGCGTAACATGGCGCTCACTCTCGAAACAGCGTTGCGTGATGATCTCGCGAACCAGATCGACGATACCATCAACACTGGCGCCGGCACTGCGACGATCGAGTTTCAGACCTCAGGCGATGTCGAGGTCGCGACGATCAACCTGCAAAATCCGGCCTTTGGGGCGTCGTCGACCGGCACCATTACGCTGCAAGGTACGCCGTTGCAAGATACTAATGCCACTGGTGGAACGACGGCACAGTTCGAACTCAACGATCGCGACAATACCAAACAGCTGGAGGGAACGGTGGCGACGTCAGGTGCCGACATCAACATCTCTTCGACGGCGATCGGCGCCGGTGACACGGTCGAGCTGACGTCTTTCACCCTGACCGTGCCGGCGTCGTAAAGGGGTGTAACGACGGGAAAGGGAGACAAGTATGGCCGATTTAACGCCGCAAGAACGGACGCAACTCCGACAGTTTATGGCGCAGAAAGCGACGGCCGATGGTACGCCTATAGCTTGGGTCAAAGCAGCCGTTAACGATACTGGTGATGCGTTGGCTAACTTGTTCGACGGAACAACGGTCCTAACGGCTGCTGATTTTACGCCTTCGCGATCGCTTCAATCCTACTCTGTCGAACTCATCAACACGAATTCTCAACCGCATGGAGTGACCTTTACGAACCCACAGAAAAAATGGCTTGGTGATTTCGTGTTCAACCTCATCTATCGAGCGGCAAACTAATGGCTACGCACCGCATTCCGATCCTTGGATGGAATACAGTGCCGGATAACTCCGGTGACGTCTTCCTTGAACCGTATTCCGTCAAAGCGACCAATGATGTGTGGGAGTATCTTGTCACTATTTTCGAGGATACTGCCACACGGATCGGTTTGCGTGGAGCATTTGATGTTCCTCAGAATTACGTTGGCAGTCCGGTCATCATTGTGGTATGGACAGCAACGGCCACAACTGGTGCTGTCGAATGGGACTTCGATTACCGTTGCGTCGGAGGTAATGATATCGAGTCGCTAGATCAGACAGGGACACAACAGTCAGTCAACGCATCGGATAACGCTCCTTCCGTCGTCAATGAACGTTTGGAGGCGTCTCTATCATTGACCGCAGGCAATTTTGCAGCAGGTGACACTTGTCAGTTCGAACTTTTTCGTGATGGTACCGATGCCGGCGATACGATGTCTGCTGCGGCTATCGTCCATGCCCTCCTATTTGAATATGCGGATGCCTAGATGTGGCCCGCAATTTCACATCCAGCGGAAGCGAACGTCTAACTAACACTTCTGCCGCACTCACGGCGCCGCCTTTCACGATGGCGTGTTGGGCATATTGTACGGACGACACTGACCTTCGTGTGTTGATGTCGTTTGGCGATACCAGTGCGAATTGGGACTATTGGCATCTTGCCAGAGAAGATAATACCAATACATTGGAATTTTGGGCGACCACTGCCTTTTTCCAGTGGAATGGTGCCATCAGCGCAACCGATTCCTTCCCTACTAATCAATGGGTGCACTGTTGTGGAGTAACGAGCGCTGCTGATAATCGACAAGTTTACTGTGATGGTATAGCGGGGACGGCAGGAACAACATCAATCGTGCCAAACAATGTTGATGGAGTATCCCTTGGCGTCATTCATAAAAATGGGTATCTCGGTCCTTACGATGGAAGAATGGCTCACGCCGCGATATGGAATGTCGCGCTAACTGTCGGAGAGATCAAAACCTTAGCGGCAGGAGCATCTCCATTTCGTGTACGCTCTGGTAACTTATGGGCGTACTGGCCTTTGTTCGAAAATGGTGGTACAGCGGTTGACTTCTCCGGCAACAGTCGGAACTTGACCGAAACCGGAACGATTGAGGTTGCCAATGGTCCGCCGGCGTGGCCGGTGTGGGGAATGGATGTTGGTTATTCTCCTGCTGCGGCCGGCCCGACCACCCATACTGCAAGCGGGACTCCATCATTACCTCTACTGACTACGTCCGGCGTCGCCGAAGTTATCAACACGGCATCAGGAACCCCACCTCTTCCATTAATCACGGCTGCCGGCACCGCTGAACGAATCCTCGACGCATCCGGCGCTCCTACACTTCCATTACTGACCGCTGCCGGTGCCGCTACACGAATCCTGACCGCTGCCGGCACGCCGAGTCTGCCGTTGTCGACCGCTGCTGGTACGGCCAAGGTAGAACGATTCGCATCAGGCGCACCAGTCCTTTCATTGCCAACAGCATCCGGTGCTGCGACAGCGATGCGAATGGCGTCAGGCACGCCTGTCTTACCATTGTTGACAGGAGCCGGCACTGCCGAGCGAATCATAGGCGCGTCCGGTGCACCGGCCATCGTGGTGATCACGGCAGCTGGTGTCGCCGAACGAATACTGACGTCCTCCGGCACACCTGTTTTGCCGTTGCTGGTATCGACCGGTACAGCCGAAAGGATTGTTGATGCTTCCGGTTCGCCGAGCTTGGCACTCATTACCGCATCAGGCGTTGCGGCCGTAACACGATTCGCGTCAGGTACGCCAGCATTGCCTTTGTTGACCGCGGCTGGTACGGCGTCTGTCGAGGGTGTGGTGACAGCGTCCGGTGCTCCTTCACTCCCGTTGCTGACTGCCGTCGGAACAGCGGAACGAATCCTGACAGCGACCGGCATACCAAACCTGGCGTTGCTTGTCGCGTCAGGTACGGCTGAACGTATCATCACATCTTCGGGCACGTCAGTATTGGCGTTGCTCACCGCTAGCGGCGTTGCCGCCGTCACTCGATTCGCTTCCGGCACACCTACGACCCCGTTGTTGACAGCGGCGGGTGACGCAACGACGGTACGCATCGCATCGGGAACGCCGTCTCTGCCGTTGGTCACAGCCATAAGCGACGCAGCGGTCGGTCGGTCGGCGTCAGGCGCGCCGACATTGCCGCTGTTAACCGCAACCGGGACGGCTGAGCGAATCATCGGTGCAGTCGGTACCCCATCGATCCCAGTCCTGATCTCGACAGGAGTTGCCGAACGTATCATTACTGCTGACGGCACGCCTGCTATCGTTCTTCCGGTCACAACCGGCATTGCCGAACGTGTACTGACGGCATCCGGCACGCCCGCCATCGCGGTCATCGAGGCCGCCGGCGTCGCCGAGCGACTGTTGGATGCCTCAGGATCGCCTACACTTCCGTTACCGATATCCGCCGGAACGGCGTCGGTCGAAGGTATCGTCAACGCGACGGGCGACCCGGTTCTGCCGTTGGTCACGGCCGCCGGTACGGCAACGGTGATCAGCCTGTCCATCCCGGACTTTCGCTTGACATGGCGGGTTCGTCGGAGGTAAAACCGAAACTACTGGAGGAATATCCAATGCCAGAAGTATTCAGCGAAGCCGATTTTCAGGCCGAGATGGACGCCGATACGCTGGCCCGAGCGAAGGAAATCGAGGCCAATCCCGATCGCGTCAACCGGGCCATCGACGCTGTTAAACGCAAGGCTGCGGCCCTGAACGAGACCGCGGAAACCATCCGCCGCCCACCTGACGGTCCGAGTCAGCAGCTGATCCGGCAGGGATTCGTCAAGGTCGAGGTCTCCGACTGATGCCGGCAGTATCGAAGGCGCAGCAAGCGTTCGCCGGTGCCGAGCTTGCTCGACGTCGGGCCGGGAAAGAGACCCGTTCCGACATGGAGACGTCGGAACTGCGCAAGTTAGCCAGCGCGCCAACGGCCAACCTACCAGAACGTGCCCGGCCGCGTGGCAGCGCGCCATTCACCGATGCCGAACTGGCGCAGGGTTACCGTCGTCTGTCGACGCCGTAATGTCCGCCGAAAGCAAGAAAAAGCTGCATCAGTACGCCCTGTGGTTCGACTACCATCGTCGTTCCATCAGCGATCCCGCTCAAGCACATCGCTTTACAATCAAGGCGTTAGACCAGATTGCGGACGTTCTGGCGTACCTTTGGCGCGATATCCACGATCTGGAACGGCGAAACAGTTCGCCTACGGCGTTGACCGATGCCGGGATCTGGTTGCCGACGCATCTCCGACGGGAAATGGCTGAACGAGAGATGCGCGAAAATCCCAATTCCGAGCTGAATGCCTGAGGTCGACCAACGGATTCGGGCACAGCGTGCCGCCCTTATCCTGGACGATATTCTCCCCGATGCAGAACGGCGGTGCATCGATGAACTGGTCCGGGCGTGGCTCAATCGAGAGGCTGTACCGTTGGACAGCGCCGCCGCATGGGCTAAGATTGGGGCTATAGCCGAGCTTCGGTCGATGAAATCTGACTATCGCGCACGAGGAATGGCAACTGATGGCAACTGATCCGGCCAGCGTCGACCCACTTGCAACGCCGGCACCGGCACCAACACCGGCACCTGTGCCTGCTGCCCCTACCGTGGCACCGGCCGCGCCGACCGCGCCAGTCATATCGGGCGATCCAACGACGACGCCGATTCCGGGACCAAGTCCGACACCGGCTCCGCCAGTTCCCGAGCCCGCGCCTGTACCGGCTGCGCCAGCCGCGCCCGCCGCTCCGCCAGCTCCCGCACCGACGGAGACGGTGGTCGTTGACGGTGTGGCATACGAGGTCGCGCCGGAAGTCGCTACCCAGATTCGACAACGCCAAGCGGCAACGCCATCGCCGGCACCGGCTCCTGCCGTACCAACACCAACGCCGACCGATCCCAACGCTGCGTTGTTGAACAGTATCCCTGACATCGATACACGCATCTATACCGACCCACGCGGGTTGATCAGCGATGTGTTATCGGCAACGCAGGCCAATATCGATCGGCAGGTAGAACGTCGAGTACGGGACAGCATGGCATCGGCGCGCACGGTCGACGAATTCTGGTCGTCGTTCTACCGCGATAACGACGATCTTGCCCCTGCCGACATGGTGGTGCGGCACATCGCCGATCGAGATGCCGGTCTGTACCAGACGTTAGGCCCAGCCGGATTCGTCCAGCATTTGGCTGACTCAGCCCGGCGAGAGGTGCTCCGCATCCGCGGTGGTACGCCACAACCCGGTCCCGAACCGAGACCGACCACAACTCCGAATCCAACGGAGCCTGTTGTCTCGCCGACACCGCCTGGCGCACCGGCAGCAGAACCGGAGCCGGTCGTAGTGCAGTTGAAGAAACGTCAGGCTGTAAAGCGTAGTAGAGGTAACGTCTAATGGCGCAATTCACTTGGATCTTCGATGCCGAGACTGGCGTCTATAAGAACCATGCGCTCTCGCGTCGGTTGTTCATGGCAGCAGTCGAGGATAGTCACTTTGTCGAGCATACGCCCGTGGCCGAAGGCTATGGTCGTGGGCAAGGCGAGTCCATCACCTTCACCCGTGTATCGAACATTACCGAACCGACCGATCCGACGCTGTCGGAGACGGATCGCATCCCGGAAGACCCGTTCGACATCTCGACCAAGGCAATCACGGTCGAGGAACTCGGTCGGGCCGTGCCGAACACGTCGTTGTCGCAGGATCTGTCAGCCTACGACATGGAGAACGCCATTCAGCGCAAGTTGACTGAGCAGATGCGGCTGTCGATGGATACGAAGGCGGCGACCGCGTTCAAGGGTGCCAAGATCAAATACGCCTGCACCGGCGTATCTTCGAACAACATCACGTCGAATGGTACATTCGGCGCAGCATCGACGGCGAACTGGAACGTGTTCCATGCTGAAGAGGTACACGACTATCTTTTCGACACGTTGCACGCGGCACCGGCCGTTGGTGACGACTACATGGGTATTTTCCGCACGCTCGGCATCCGAGGCATGATGCGCGATCCCGATTGGGAGGAGTGGCACAAGTACACTGATCCGTCGGTCAAGTTCAACAGCGAAGTCGGTCGGATGGAGTCGATTCGCTTCATCAAGACCAACCATGCCAATGCCCTTGGCAAAGTCGGGACAGGATCGGTTCTCGGCGAAGGTGTCGTGTTCGGCGAAGATGCCGTCAAGATGGCTGTTGCTATGGAGGCCGAGCTTCGCAGTGCGATTCCCGATGATTTCGGCCGTAGCCGTGCTACGGCTTGGTACGGAATCATGGCGTGGGATCAGGTATGGGATACCGGTAACGCCGGCGAGGCGCGTATCGTTCACGTCGGATCGACCTAACGATCGATGGTCCTTGGGCGGACCACTGAAACCGAGAGGACAGTAACATGGCGTTCACCCATAGCAAAGAGGAACATATCCTCGTACGCAACGCTTCGCTGGCGTCGGCTGCCGATGTCGGAAGTTGGGCGCCTGGATACATGCCACACATCGTCCGTGCTGCGGCCGTGGTATTCACCACGGGTGTCGACGCGACCGGGCAGCTGAAGCTCGACAAGCGCCCGACCGCCGGAAGCAATACCGGACGTGGCGATGGTGACGTGGCTACGCTCAACTACACCACGACGACTGGTGCTCAGGGTGCCGTTGTGTATAAGAATGAACTCAACGTCGAAATTCTCCCTGGAGAGGAGGTCGTTGCCGAGATCAGCGACGCCACGCCTACGGCGGGAGTCGGTCATGTCATCCTGTACATCGAACCTCGTTGGGAGGTTCCCGGCAATAACACCGATATGACCGCGACGACGTAACGGCAACTCGCCGTTAGGGAGAAGGCCAATGGCCGACATCGCAGCAAGTGACGTCACTGTCACCGTAATCGAGGAAAGGCGAGTTCAGAAGGATCGGCGTAATCTCGTCTCGATCGCTTTCGGTGATGGTGCCTTAACCTATCCCTTGGGCGGCGTGCCGATGCCTGCCTTTGGTCAGTTTGCCATGCGGAGAAACCTGTCCCATCTCATCTTTTCCGACGCGGCATCTGGCAACGGCTACGTTCCCAAGTGGGACTACACCAACAACAAGATCAAGCTGTTCGAAAGCGGAACGGCGTCAGCGCCGCTGGACGAAGCCGATGCGACCGACACACCTGCGGCGATGACGTTCTACGCCGAAGCAGTGGGGTGGTGACATGCCGTTTTCGCTTACGCCGCAGACCTTTCGCCATGTGAAGACGGAGGACGGCCGTACGTTGCGATTGCTCGACCGCGACAACGCTTACCTTCGGCTGTCTGTTGGTGGTGAATCCGTCCAACTGCAAGGTGGACAGGTATACGGTACTGGCGGTCATCGATTGACCGAGGATCAGTACCCAGGCTGGTTGGCCGACGAGCTGAAGAAGTGCAATCCGCAAACGCTTATCGATATCGGTTGGCTGGAGCCGAAACCAGTCCCGCCTCCCGATCCAATGGCTGCTGCGCGTCATGCATTATCCCTGTTGTCGGATGAGGAACGTCTGGCATTGTTGGAGACCGCTCCTTTGCCGGCGGCAAGTGAGGCGCCACCTCCAACGGAACTCACCGCGGCCTCCGCCGCCGCGCATGAGGTCGATCCGCTAGCCTGACAGCGACAACTGTCCTATGGCCATGACGGTGTCATATCCTCAACGACGTAGGATGCGTGTTGAATGGACTGATCTTGCTGCTGGTGCGGTAGGGGAGTCAATAGATCTGCCTCGATTCGGTCAAAAGACGGTTTCCATGCGTACCGACACACCTGGCACGTCGAATGTATTGTTCGCCGGGTTCAATCTTGGCTCGTCCGAAGTCGTGTCGTTGCATGAGCCCGACGGTACGCTGATCGCGACGGCGAGTGAGGGACTGTTCTTCGTTGAAGAGAACCCTTCCTTCGTTCTTCCCGTCGCCCTTGCCGGTACGGGCGGACCTTTCGATATCGTGTTGGAAGTTGCAACCGGGTTAGGTTGATCTGTGGCCACCATCGTTCCCACTGTCACCGCTCCGGGCAAGCGTCGTATCCGCGCCGTTTGGGCGAATATGGCGAGTGGTGACGTTGGCGCTGTCGTCGATATCGCTCGATACGCCGATAAAACCGTGCAAGTTGATATCGGCACGGCTGGAGACGGTTCGTTGGAGATGCAGGGAAGCAACGACGGTACCACATTCGCCGCGATGAAGGAGCCAGACGGTACAGTCATCACTGGCGTGACGACCGATGGTGAATTGTTCGCTCTACTGGAAAATCCACGCGATGTTCGTCCGTCGATCGCCGGCACAACCGGCTCCGGCTGGACGGTAACGCTCGAGGCGGTCGCAAGTGGCTGATCAACCGCCAATGGACCTCCAGACGGCGCGTGGTGTCCTTCGCCAGATTGACACGGCGTTGCGTGCGTTTAAGCGGCTCGACGAAGTGCTGTACACCGCCCAACAACATGCCGATTACGAACGCACGATCGAGGCGAAACGACAGGAAGCGGCACAGGCTGAGGCCGCGACGAAGGCGTGCCAAGAGCAATTGGCACAAGCTCAGCGTCAACTCTCCGAAGCAAACGCGGCTCACGTGCAGACGATGCGTGAACTGTCCGCGGCACATGCGGCGAAAGTTGCCGAAATCAACGCCGATACCGACAGCCGAAGACAGCAAGCTGACGATACGGCTGCCAAGATAGCACACTCTATGGCCGAGGCGCACCGCCAACACGATCGAGACAAATCGGCTCTGGCCGAGGAAATCAGACAGCTCTCCCACGAACGAGACGAACTAAAACGCGATCTTCGATCTCGTCTGGAACAGATGGCAGATTGAGGACGCTGTCTAACGGTGGTGATGGAGGGGGCTCAGGCCCCCTTATTTGTTTGTAAGGTATGTATCGATGGCGTTGCTACTGAATGAGGAACTAATCGACGAAGGGCTGTACATCGGTCAGGAGAGTCCTGACGGTACGTCCGAGTACGAAAGCAAAGTCGTCGATTGGTACAATTGGGGCTTTCGCAAGGTCATCGTTGGTGGCGGTGAATTCCTGCCCGATTCGAACCCCGAATGGTGGTGGTTACGTAAGCAAGGGTCATTGATTCTGCAACCTATCATCGATGCCGGCACCGTTGAAGTAACGAACAACACAACTACTGTCGACTTCTCCATCACGCCGACGTCGGCCGTCGATCGCCATCTGAAGGTCGAAGGTCATCCGGATGTATTCCGCGTCATCTCTCCCCGGACAAAGGCGACCGAATTCACGATCGACACCATCTACACCGGACCGACAAACGCTGCCGCATCGTATCGTCTGATGCAGCTCGATTACGATCTGGCATCGGATTGTGATCGGTTGTTCTCTCGCATGTACGAATACCGTAACAACGTCCGTCATCGGCCCGGTATCGCCGGCGTCGATCTTTATCGTATGTGGGAGGAATATCCAATCGAGCAAGCGTCGCAAGGAACACCTGTCTTGTTTGCACCGTTAACCGATACCAGTGTCCGCTTCAGTCATTATGGCGGGTCCGAGGCCGACGACTTCCGCCGTGTCGAATACCGCTATCTATTCCAGCCATCCGATCTCGCCGACGATGCAAACGAGCCCATCATCCCACGGCGTCACCGTAGCGTGTTGTCGGAACTGCTCGGCTTCCGCATTCTGCGGGACAAAGGGAACAACCTCGACCGGATCATCTCCCAAATACAGGCGTCATTGCGCGCGATGGAGCAAGAGAACAACGACCGTCTGTCCGACATCGACGACAACTATGGCCGTGTAGTTACCCGTCAACGGGATAGAGACCGGTTCCTCCGTCCGTTACGTACTGAATCCGGCAGCATTATCGGATAACATCCATGGCCGATGTAGCAGAAGTCAGACGACAGCGCATTCCGTTAGGCCGTTTCGGCCTGTTCGGAATCGAGAACGAGGACGAACTCCCGCTAGGCGCTCTCGTCGACACAGACAACATGACCTTCGAAACCGGTGCCGTACGCAAGATTCGCGGCGCGACGAAGTTCACGCCAAGTCCTCTTGCGGCCGGGATCATTGGCGGGTACTCCTTCCGTCCTGATGCTACTAACACCAGCGATGTCGTCGTGTTGTCGAATGGAGAGGTGTTGCTCGACAACGATGCCGATGGCGATTACGCCGATGGAACGGCTATCGGCAACGTACTGGCGTCTGGGTTGACCGTGTCTGGTACCGCACCCTTCTTTGTCACGGGAGGGAAAGAAGCCGCCGCTGGCAATCGGAAGTTGTTTCTGTTCACTGGCAAGAATGCTGTGCAGGTCTTGTCAGGTACCGGCACAACGATGGCTGCTCTGGCCACGCCACCGGCGGATTGGGCTGGCGGCAATCAGCCTTTGGTCGGGCTAATTCATGAGGAACGGTTGTGGGGTGCCGGCAACCTCAACGCACCCCATACGTTCTACTACAGCACGGCCGGCGATCATGAGGATTTCACCGGTGTCGGCTCCGGTTTCATCGCTGTCTATCCGGGCGAGCATGACGGTATCATCGGTGCGGCATCGTTTGCTGGTTTTATCGTGGTGTTCAAGAAGCCGTCGGGCGTATACCTAGTCGACACGCGTGATCCTGACGACGCCAATTGGAAACCTCGCCGTCTGTCCGGCGTCGATGGCGCTACCGGACCGCATGGTGTCATTCCTATCGACAACGACATCTTGTTCATGACGTTGACTGGTGACTGGCATCGAGTGTCGCAGCTGTCCATCGATACCTTCAGTGTGCCGTCTGTCGTTCGTGAAGCCGGTATCGACGAATGGCTACGCAACAACGCTAATCTAACCCAGATCGAACGTACGCGCGGTATCTACTACTACGCCAAGCGTCAGATCATCATGACGTTGCCGAAAACGTCATCCCTGATCAACGACGCACAGCTCACTCTCGACACCAACCTACGTGAAACGTCACGATTCCATTGGGGCACGCGCGACGTCGCCGAAGCGATATGGTTACGGAAGGATACCGACAACGTCGAACGTCCGGTCATCGGCGACGATGTTGGCGACGTATACAAGCTCGACCAAGCCGTTTCAGACAAGGACGGCAATGCCTATCCTTTCCTCATCCAAACCGCAGAAACCGATCTATCCGTCGTCGATCCTGATCTCGGCGCCGTCAATAAGAATGGACGGTTTCTGGAGCTGGCATTCGGCGTCGAAGGGTTGTTCTCGCTTGACGTCGATGTCATCTGGGATGGCCGTCTCGGCGAAACCGTACGTTTCGAACAAGCGGGTGTGTTCGGATTCGTTCTCGACACCGACAGGTTAGGAACGGGTATTCTCGGTCCGTCGCGTAAGACGTCGGTTATTCGTCGTCGAATAGGCGGCTCCGGTCGCGCCTTCAGCTTGCGCATGTACAACACACAACTGACCGGAACGGTCATCATCTATCGGTTAACGCTAGGTTATACCATCGGAAGTGAGGAACTGCGGTAATGCCGCTACGTGTCGGAATGGCGGCGGACAGTGACTACCCATCCCTGTACGCATTATCAGGATTCCATCCGACACCGGAAACCGGCGAGATCGGCTTCCCGACCATTGTGGCGAAGGATGAAGTTACAGGAGAGATTGCCGGTTTCATTGCCTCACGCGTCGATGCCGATCGGATAACCGCCCGCAATCTCTGGGCGCCTGGACGTGCCCGACTGGCGGCGAAACTCGTCACTATCTACGAACGGTATCTATTATCCCTCGGCATCACGAGCTATTATTTCATTGTCAGTCGACGCCAGCCGCAGATGTATGCCGTCGCGACGCATCTGGAGCAAGAAGGGTTGGCAGAGCGAATCGGCCAAAGCGAAGACGATAACGCAATAGCGTACATTCGTCGGATCGGAGGATAGCCCTATGGGTGGCGGTGACGGTGATCGAGTCGAAGTGCAAGAGCCGTCCGAAGAGGAACGGGAAGCACAGCGACTCCAGTTGCAAATCCTGCAACGCCAGGAACGCGAATCGCGCCTGTTGGCGCCGTTCCTGTTTGAAGATCTTGGCCTGCGTCCCCTCTTCGAAGGGCCAGAGATCGTCGGGTTTGAGGAACTGGCGCCCGAGCCCATCACCGCTGCGCGTGAGGAGGTCGAACTCGGTCTGTTGGAACGGACGTTGGCTGCCTTGTCGGGCGAGCTGCCGGTTGACCCGGCACTGGAATCGCGCCTGGCCGAAGCCGAGGAACGACTCAACGAACAGCTCATCCGCGATTTCGGCAGTGTTGCCGCAGCCCGATCCTCGTCAGCCGGCATCGCACGTCTGGCCGAGTTCGACGAATTCCGCGAGAACACCCTTGCTGCTGCCCGTCGGGGTGAGCTGTCGCTGGCAGAACAGCTGTCCGTGGCTGAGGCCGGTGTACGTCAAGCACAAACCACAGCCGATCTCGCTAGCATCATCAGCGTCGCCGGTCGTCCTTTCGGCCAGGCATCGACATCTCCTGGCGCATTCGCCAGCGCACTTGGCCAGCAACGGTTGCAACGGGCCGGTATTGAAGCGCAGGGCGTCGGTGGCAACATCGACCCATTCGCAGCCATCATCGGTTCGGTTGCCGGTCCCGCATTCGGACGTGTCGGCACACGATTTGGCGGCGCCATCCCACTTCCATTTTGATCATGGCTAACGGATTCGCACAAACACTCGCCCGTACCATCGCCTCGACGGCACCGTTAGGCGTGCAGGCGGAAATTGCCGCCGAAGGTCGTCGAGAGACACAGGCATTCCAACGCGAACAACTGGCCGAACGCTTGGCAGCAGAGCGTCAGGCCGCCGCCGAACGTCAGCGTACTCAACTCTTCACCAACCTGTTGACGACTGCCATCCGTGCGGAGGACCCGGCCGATCGTAAGGCGATACTGACGTTGATGGGCGGTATTGATCCTGAAGCGACCAAGGCGCCCGAGTTCAAGGCATTCACTTCGGCACTGACATCGGGCAGTCCCGATCTCCGTGCCCAAGTAGCTGATGCCATCGGGTCTGCCGACCCGGCCCAGATGACCCGTGTTCTCAGCCTGGCTGCCGGGCAGATCCGCGACCCAAAGGAACGGTTCGACGCGATGGAGGCCATTCTGGGTCCGCTGTCGCGCCGAGTGCAGATTCAGCAAATCGAGGGAGGTGTACCGCCAGGCCGGCCCGTCGGAGGTACACCTGTTACCGTACCAGCAGGCGCACCTTCCGCCCTCAGTCCATCGGGACAGCTGGCTGCAATGTTGGAGGAGGCTGAGCGTGGCCCGTTTCGCCGTCCTGACGTCGGTGCCGTTGCCCCTATTGTACGGGCGGCTGAACGTGAAGCGTTAGGCGGTCCAACGGCCATGGCGGCACCTGGCGCAGCGCCAACTATCCCTGAACGAGCGCCAGCGCCATCGATCACCACACGGCCGATTCCAACGCCTGCTGTTGCCCCTGCCGCGCCGGGCACTGTGCCAGCGGCAGCCACTGGTCTGACTGCGCAGATCGACGCGCTGTCACAGCGCAAGGCCGACATCCAACGCATTGGTGGTCCAGAGGCCACTGCCGCGGCGGCTGCTCTACAGACCCGTATCGATTCGTTGCGCGAGCGCCGTGACCGATTGGAGGGTACTGGTGGTGTCGTGAACCTCGTTCGAGGTGACACGACCGTTCCGGTCATTGCCGGCAGCGAACGTGAGCGTACGTTGGTTGCGCAGGGATTCGGCCGCGGACCTGTCGAACGGATCGAACGTTTTGACGAGAGCGCGCCCGTCCCCCGCGTCATCACCGGCTTGCTGGGGCTGCCGCCCATGCGAGCGGGAGAGGCATTCGAACGGGGTATCGCGCTCGACGTGTCCGACGTCGAAGCACGGGAACTCAGCCGAATCGGTGGCACGACCAAGTCCGCCATCCGCACTGCCCGGACGGTCGCCCGATCGGTTCGCGGCGCCGATCTGGCCGGTCGACCGGAACTCCTCGGCACAGCCGGCCGCATCGCCACCGGGTTGAAGGGGTTCGTCTCCCAACTGGAGGGTCTGACCCGACTGCTGTCACCGGAGAACGCTGGCGTCACTGTGCGCGTCCTCAACCCCGATCAAGACCCGCTCGACCCGACCAACCGACTATACGACACCGTGTTCGCCCGAGCCGGTATCGGGGCGCAGGCGGCCGAAATCCGGTCTCTATTCACCGACCTGGCCTTCACCGTAGCGAAGTCGTTCGACCCCGGTGGCCGAATTAGTGATCAGGACATGCTCCGGGCATTCGAGACGATCGGAGGCAATCTCGGCGACCCTGGGGCCGTCGATCGAGTGCTGGACAGCGTCGTGAACCGGTTAGAACTCCGGTTCAGCGATCGACTAACCGAGCGACTCGGTGCCGCCCCAGAACGGGTCGTGGAGAGCGATCGGTCGCTCCGCCAGCATTTTGGCCCGATAATTGCTGCGCTGCCGCAAGAAACCATGCCGGCAGCCGACAAGGCAGTGGTCCAGCAGGCGTTGCCAGCCATCCGGGCAGGTACCGTCTCGCCGGAGGTGGCCGAGCGGCTGTCGACCTCGACGCTGCAATGGCTGGCGGACAACCTCGTCCTGCCGAGGTAGCTCATGGCCAACGCCATCCTGGACGAACTGGACCGCCGTAGAGCCGCGTCAGGCGGCGCACCGGCTCAGCCAGCCGTTCCCCCGTCGCCGACCGTAGCGCCTCAGGAGCGTACAGCAGCGCAGCCTACGCCCCTTTCTCGCCCGATCGCGCCGGTTTCGCCTGTTGCTGACGTGGCTGGAGAGACGATCCAGGCTTCTCGGCCGGCGTTTCTGGCAACCGGGAGTATGGTTGGCGGCGCCCTCGGCGCGGCGGCCGGACCCCCTGGCATCGTCGCTGGAGCGGCCATGGGGACGATGGCGGCCAACGCCGCGTTCAACCTGACCATGGACGCGGCACGGCTGACCGGGGTGCGGAACTTGCCCCCACCCAAGGCAGCCCTCGATCGGCTCGATGAATCAGTCAGGGAGGGGTTCATCGACGCTGCCTTTGGCCTCGGCATCCCGGCCCTCGGCCAGCTTGCTCGGGGTGGTCGGGCCATGCTGCTGAAGGCGGGCGGAGCAACGGATGAGATGCTGGATGAGGCCCGACGGGCAAGCGGGGTCTTTGGCGTCGACCTCGCCCCAACCAACTTCGAAGAGTTCCGGTTCGGCCGATTCTTCTCGAAGGTCATCGGCAAGCTGCCATTCGTACGCAAGCCGCTGGAGCGGTCGTTTTTGGCGCAGGGACGGCAACTGGCCGAGGCGCAGGAATTCTTGTTCGCTCGGGTTGGACCGACGTCGAACTTGGCCGATCTCGGTATGGACATGAACTTCATTGTCGACAGACGATTTGCCGTCTTTCGGCGATACATGAACATGCTCTATGGTCGGGCTCGTCGGATGGCGGACGACACATTCATCCCGACAGAGCATTTCCGTAGGGGGGCGCAGGATCTACGCGATGCGTTGGTGGGGAAGTTCGGCGATCTGACAAGGGGTACCAACCCATCACATCCATCGGTCCGGTTCCTGCGTGAGCTGGAACAGATGATTGCGGAGAATCCGCAAACCGTGCCCTTCAACCGGTTCGATGGACTATCGATCAAGCTCGATGACATTCGCAACGTAGCGAAGAATGATGGCGTAGCGACGACGCATCTGACGCAGTTCGATGGCCAGTACATGGATTCGGCAATGACGAATCTGTGGCGACAGACTGGCGCTGATGCGGCAGAACGACCGATGCTGCGCCCGGCCAACGACGTACGTGAAGCGTTCGCCCAGGCCGACGGTACCTACGGCAGGCTAGCCGCCGAGTTCCAAACCCCGACTGCTCGACGATTGGAACGGATCGCCCCACGCCGATTCCGTCCTGGCCTGACCCAGCCTGGTACACGCAATCCTGACGAGGCGATGAATATCGTGTTGAACAAGTCGGGAGAGGAATCGCCGCAAGCGATGCGTGATCTCCGTGGGTTGTTGTCACGCTCACCAGGTACGTTTGATCGGGCGGCTCGTGCGCAGCTGGACAAAGCGTGGGCGAAGGCAATCGACACGTCGAACCTCCGCTTCGAGCAGGGGCTGGCGAATGGTGAACTGACTATCGATGCCTTTCGTAAGCAGCTCGGTCTCGACAATCCGCAAGGGCTACGCTACGCCGCAACGCAGGAGATGCTGCGGACATCGGGCGTACCGATCGAGCGTTTGGCCGAGTTCACCAATCTAATGCAAAAGGTGGCGGCGAGCGCGCCGGATGATCTCAACGTGTTCCTCGGTCGGAGAGTCGCTATTGGTGGTGTACGTGGATTGATCAATGCACTGGTGCCGGGCGCCGTCGTGTCGGGTGCCGGTGGAGGGCAGGGACCGATCCAGGCAGCCGGTGCAGGCATCCTCGGCGGCATTGCCTCGGTAGTCGGCATGCGGCACATGTCGAAGATCGTCAGCGACCCCCGCACGTTCGATATCGTGTCCGGACTGTACAACACCGTGCTCGACGACACAGTTAGGTTCGCTCGTCGTCGGGCAGCGGTGATTGGGATAGTACGCGTGTTGGAACCGGATGCGACGCCGGCTGCGCAGGAACAGGCGGCGGCAGTGACGATGTTGCCGAATGTGCCGACGCCGTGATGTCATTGATTCTGTAGTTGTATCTCTACCTGTTCCGCAATCAACGTTTCGATGATGTCGAGCATCTGTTCGGCAGGGGTGATGTCGTTCTTCGTTTCTTCCGGTATGTGTAATTCATCTGCGCACTTCGGACAGAAGTGGAGAACGACGGAATTGGTGTACGTCATGTACGTCGCTGCGGCAATCGCTAACGGACGCCAATCCTTCGGTGTGCTTTTACCGTTCAACGGACCGGACATGTGTTTGCACTTTGAACATTGACAGACGTACATTATTCGATCCTCCAGGTTGAGCCGATATCGACGAACGATCGACTACCGGCGATGATGGTTTTCATTTCGGCACCCATACATGGCGGCCCTCGTCGACCATCTTGGCATGTTGACGGCAGTATTCACCGTTGGGTCCGTGGCCGCGTTTGCGTAGGCATTGATGGGTCAAGACGGGATAGGTAGGAACCGAAGCGATGCAGCGGTCAGGATCTTCCAGTGTACCGTCGGGATTGCCCGCCCATCGATTGTATCGACGTAACTTACGTTTCGTCATTGCCACGCTACCGCTTGACAGTCGCCCCACGATCGGTCGCTCACCTTGATCTCGCACGGAATCGTCAGTGGATCGTCGTACGGCACCGTTACCGACATACGCTGTTGTATCATCTGGCGATACGGCCACATCTGCGTCGGAAACTGCATCAATAAACTGTCATGGCCCTGCAACAGTACTTCGACCCATGGCAGCGTCGATTCGATCGTCATCCACGCCCGGTTCGTCACACATGCGACGGTCGACTGTGGTAGCCATGCCAACATCTCCCTCAACATGGCGTCGTTGCTGTCGCCGAAAAATATCTTGTGGTAGCCGAGCTTATTCCATATCCGGGCGGGATTCTGTTGGGCGGCAGCGGCAGTACGGTTGTGCCACTGTCCGATGCCGGGGTGAGCGGTCATCCATCGACGTTGAGCAGTTTCCGCTTCATGAATGGTAATGCCGCAGGCGGATGATGCTGTACGGGGATGGCCGCCATAGTTCGTCAGATGGATGAACCGTTTGCAGAGATCGTAGTTCGTCATCTTGACGACGGCACCGGCTTCAGAATAGACGTCGACGCCCTCAGCCAATTGTTGCTTCAGTTCAGCATCATCCGCTTCCCATACAACTACATGCAAATCGGCTTTGACGAGATCGACATCCGCCATTAGACAACCGTCGTCGGGGATAAGCATCTTCCGCACTTCGGCGGCGAGAGCGATGTCAGGATCGCCAACGGCGTCAATCGATTTTTGTGCAGTACGTTCGGTGATCAGGTTTTGCAGGTTGGTACCGGTGTCAAAAACGGTCAGGCCGGACGACATACGAAACGTTTCTGTTCCGGCCGGGTCGATGGTTGAACGGATACGATCGCCGTCGGGATCGAGCCATGCCCCGACGAGGTTGTTGCGCATTCCGTCTAGCTTTCGCTTGGCCAGCATTCGTTGAGCTGTTGCACCAGCAACAGTGCCGCTATCGCGATCAGCTATTCGTTCCAACGCTTTTTGATCGCACGTACGCCGCCCTTGCTGATTGGTGATCGCTTTCGCCCCAAGTACGTCATACATGACGACGATCGTTTTCTTCGCATCGTCGTACCATGGTCGGTCGTTGACCGAAGGATTGACCGATTCCAATTCGTTGACGATTTCACCGAGACGTTGGTCGATCATGCGCCCGGCTTGTTCCTTCGCCCGGTGATTGATACGAATTCCACGCAACGTCCGCTTGACGCAGGCGGGCCACAGCTTCCGCATTTGGAAATCGTATTGTTCGCGCAAACCGTACATGTCGATCAACCCGTCTTCGGCATTCATGCATTCGACAGTGGTGACGGCGTCACGACAGTTGTATCGCCAGTACTGTTCCTCGTCGAGCGGGATGCGGTTGTACTCTTTCAGTTCGTCCTTCCAGTAAACGTGCCACCGACAGTACATGCTCGACAGGAAATCGAGTCCCTTACGCATCGTCGGTTCCTTCCCTTTGGCCGAAGTGCGTGTTTTGCCGGCAGGACGTTCGCCACCTTTCCCATCTGGGTAAATGACAGACTGTGCGACGGCAGTATCATCGACGATGTTCGGCAGCCATCCCCAATGCCGGGCGAACATCTGGTTGTCGTAAATGAAATATTGACCGACGCACTGTGCATTGGGGTGGGTCAGACAATGTCGCAAGGCGACAATGATGGTTGCTTCCTGTTGCGTTGTCCAATACGACTCACCACTGGCACGGACGAAGGGAATGCAGATCGCTTCACGATCGCTGAAGGCCAGTCCGATACAGGAGATGTGCCCGGCAACGAATTCGAGATCGACGCCGATACGTATCGGTTGTTGGTGCAACGCCGTCCACAACCACGAAATGACGGTGTCAACCTGTTCCCATGTTGGACGGACAAGGAAATTGAATTCAGGCGGTTCCCACAATGTCGCGTCGGCGAGTCCGTCCATCGCTCGACCGAGGTCGTGCCCGACTACCGCGCGGAGGTTGCGCTGGCGCATCGTGGCGGCAGGGTGGTATGTTGGCATCACCATCGTCTCACCGAATACCTTGTCGGCGTACAACATCGATCCACGCCAACGTTTGATACCAGTTTTACCGGTCAGTGCCCACAACGCTGTATTGCCGAAGGCAATAATCATGCGCGGGGCAACGTGCTCCAGTTCAGCGACTAGTTGTTGGATACCTTGAACAACGATCGGTCGGGCATGTCGTCCATGGATGTGTATCGTGTCGTGTTCGCGTCGTGATGCAAACCATTGATCGATGTCGTTCGCTTTTTTCCCCGTGTCGGGCGGCTTGGCGTTGATGACGTTGGTGATGAAACAGTGTTGGCGGTTGATACCGGCATTGCGTAACAGTCGGTTGCATTCGTATCCGGCCATGCCGACGAACGGGCGTCGGGCGCGATCTTCATCCCGGCCGTATGCCTCGCCGACAATAGCGATGTCGGATGGGCAAGGGCCTTCACCGTGGCCGAGCGTGGTCAATGAACCGTCACTTCTTCAATACGATTGCGTTCGACGAGGAACACACCGATTGACGTCATCCAACGGTTAACATCTGTTTCCAACAGCGGAAGATCCTTCATGTAAACGTGACTGTACCATACTGCCTGTCTGAACGTGGCGCCGAATGTTTCTCTACCGAGAGAGTCTCGCGTAATCTCGATGAGGGTGCGTCTAATTTCAAACACATCGCCCGGTTTTAGATGTTCTATTGCGGCGTTTCGAAGGTGATCAAACACTTCCTCTTCATTGCTGAATGGCGTAGACGATCGGCTGAACCACTCTTCGCTATAGGCAACAGCCCCGCCCTTCTCACTTCTATGAAGCGGTGTGATCGTGCGCTGTCGACGTGGCTTTGACGTCATTGTCTTCCTCGTTTACAGGTGGTAATCGACGAATAGCACGGCATGGTTCACCGTCGATGCTGATATGACCGTTCTCGATCATCTGTTGATATACGCGAGAGATGATCTCCGACGTCAGCTTGCCTGGAGAATCATACGTAAACAGTTGTGTGTCGCGTATCGTTTCCAGTTTGGTCAGAGTTTTTTCGTTGAGCCGGACAGAATGTGTCGTATACTCTCGTCCATCAGGAGTCTCTTTGACATGCATGTTGTCACCTCGTTGGAACGTTTATACCATACGTAAGATCCGTCCCCATTGTTCGAAGTAGACGCTGAATTTCGCCGGACGATGGCCAAAGTAGGTCAGCATCGATCCTTGCATGTTTCCTTTCACTGGTTGCATGGTGGCCGGATCGACGAATGATATTCGCCGAGAGAAGAACAGCACCCTCGGCGCCTCCAGTAAGCTGTACGCCCACGTATCGCCATGAGGTGTCGGTGTCAATAGGAAAATTTCCCCTCTGAACGTGGCATACTCTCCCCATGTCTTGTCAACCCATTGACCGGTTTCGCTGAATGGGGGGTTGCACCAGGTTACTTCAGCATCCCAATCATTCCACAGCCCGTTTTTTGTTTCTTCCTTGACGTATATCTCTGGCGCCTGAATGTAATGTTGGTTGGCAGTAACAGACGTGGCGGGGTCGAGGTCAATCTTTCCGGCAAACGCTTTCACCCCGGCAATCAACCACTCTGGCGTCATCCACTCGTCCTTCGGTGTCGCTGCGATCGCGGGTTGTAACACGTTGTCATTCATGAACATGTTTCCAGGTATTGTATCGAACAGCATCCCAAACAGTTCCGTGCGGCACGTCGATTAGGCGAGATAAGCACCTGATGCAGAATCCACGTCGATGCATTCGCCTTAGCCATCGCACCCTACGCTCGATTAGGCGTGCATTATGATGCGCCTCGCCAACCGGCATGCCGAACACGGACCGTTTGATTTTTCGCTTCACGAGAATCGTCTAGCTTGCCCCTGGCACCGGGCCGAATGGGCTCGGCGGAAACTCTGCTGGGTCGACCACGACATCTCCACCGCTGCCGTCATTCGGCATTGGCGGGACCGGTCCAGGAACGGTGCCGGGCATTGGCGTGACGACGGCCGTAGGCGGCACAGGCGGCACGTGTGTCGGTGGTTGTGCCGGCGGCGCCGGTGGAGCCGTTTCACTTTGCGCCGGCAACTGTCCACCTCCCTGCTTGAGCAGACCGACGAGATCGGCTTCGCCGCCCTTCGCCTCACGCCGAAGCAGATCCTTCTGCGCCTTGACGAGATAGTCCTCTTCGACCTCTTCCTTCGCTTCGATGGTCATGTTCTTCCAGCTCGCCTGACACGTCGCGATCATCTGGTCTTCGGTGTAGGCTTGGCGGAGTTGCTCATCACGGATACGAATGGCACGTGCCCAGGCGATGACCGTACGTCCGATCCGTCCTGCGCCACCTCCGGCCGCACGTCCTCGCGTCGGCCATTTCCCGGCGAACATCTCGGCCGCCGTCGCTTTGGCATCACGACTCGATTCCAACCGTCGCTGAATGCCGTACATCAACCCGATCGTCTTCAGATACGGCGACAGGTTCGATTCGTGCGTGACATTGCCGAGTTCGTCGGTCAGTGTTTTCAGGATGAATTGACACTGTGTGTTGTCGTCGAACATGCACGTCAACACTCCATTGTCGGTGTCGAATGTCTTGTCGACGAGCTTCTTTCCGGTAGGGGTTTCGGGTGGGGTAGTGGATTGTGCCCGCCCCCGCCCTGTCTTCTTCTTTGCCGCTACTTTCTTTCTTGCCATAGTCGTTCACCTCATCTAGAATTGTGATTGCAGCGGGAGTCTCCTCCCATATGAGCGTGAGCCTTTAGGCCGGTCATCCCCGATCGGCCTTTTCTTTGTCAGTCGTCATCAAGCGCCGGTATTGCCACCGGGAAATCCAGGCATGTTGGTGCCTGGGATCGGGGTGAAGGGCGTGGCGGGTGGTGTACCTGCGACAGGTGCGGCGGGTGCCGCCGGTGCCACTGGCGCTGATGGTACTGGCGCTGGGTGTGCCGGTGTTACGGCTCCTGTCGTTGCGGCGAATGGTGGCATACCCACAGGGGTAACATTCGGTGGCGGTGTAGATGGTGCCATCGATGGAACAGGCGGTGTAGGAGCCATGGCCGGGGTAGATGGGTACGCCGCACCGGGTGGTATGGAATACGCCGGCGGACCACCCGCAGGTGCGGCTGGAACCGCTCCAGTTCCGCCTGGCGCAGAGACCGGACCTAACGTCGTCGCATTGGTAAACTGGCCCGACTGTTCGTACCGTGCCATCACCCGTTGGTTCATCAACATCGCGGGCGCCCACTGCTGGCCTTCGACATTCTGACCGAGGATCGTGCGCAACCGACCGAGTTGCACATTCTTGCCTGGGCTAAAATCGATGTCGTTGCCATCCGGTGTCAGGTCAAGCCAGAACGTTTTCCTTGCCGGTGGCTTGTCAACATGTGCGTCAGCGCGTAACTGTATCTCCAGCACGGGGCGCTGTTGCTGTCCGGCCAGGCGGAACTCCCATCCGACAATCGTCGATGGACCTTCGAACCCGTTCGGAATAGCCTCGTACTCGGTGCTGTTGGCGTGTGTCCACACGCGCTGCGACCATGCTTGCGGATCAAATCCGTTCATGATGTCGTACCTTTAGGTTAGATTGGGGGAATGGTCGCAGCCGAATTCGGTGGCTGGACGTTCGTTGGCGCCGATGGGGCGCCGGGTTGCTGTTGCGCAGAGAGATCGACTGTGGTGTGTTGTGCTCGCTGCCACCAATTGGTCAACAACGGGCGGAAATCCTGCGGTAGCCCATCGGAGATGGGCAGGTTTCTTCCCTTCACATCGGCATCAATCGACGCAGTCGACCACGTAAATTCGACACCCGTCTTCACCGCCCGCACGACATCGTTGAACATCCGTGCCCAATCGGCAACGTTGGCCTGCCCAACCACGTGCGGAAACTTTTTCGTTTCGCCCGTTGCCTTCGTGTACGCAATACGCAAGTGGCCGAGAAGGACATACGTACACCACGTATTGACGGGGAGGTATTCGCCAAACAACGTCAGTTCCGATTGCATCACCAACCCGATCTGTTTGTTGGTGGTATTGATTTGTCCGCCGAGAAGATACCGTTCGGCCGCCTTGTTGATGCCGGACAATCCGTCGATGGCCAGCGCCCGATCGAACCCCCAAGTCGTGACGTCGCCCATCTCTTTGCCGCAGCGATCACAAGTTGGATTCTTCAGTGCGGAGAGCAGGTGCAACCACGGTGCGGCGAGCGAATCGCGATCGGCACCATTGATCGGCACCGACGTTTGACTTTTCCCGGTGAGAATGTCCCACGGCGTCGATGCCAACGTTCGTGCCTGCGCGATCATCTGGTCGAGAGTTTCGGTGATTGGCCGAATGAATTGGTAGTGCATGTACGGACAGGGCACGTCGGCAACGATTTCCATGGCCGGTTCGAGGAAAATGACGAACGTTTCGAGATTGGCCATCGACAACGTTCTCAACGACGTTGTTTTACCGCTGCCGGGCTCGCCGAGTAGGAGGACGCTAGGGGCTGGTATCATTGCGGTGGCTCCGGTAAGCCGAGTTTGGCGAATGCTTCTTTGTTGTGCTTGAGACGCAGGCGCAACTTTTGCATGTCGGTTGGGTGGTAATGACCGTTCTCCAACGCGTCGGCGAGGAATTCGATATCGTTCAGCATCAGCCGGACAGTTTGGAGAAGCCATGTGTCAATAGCATGTCTGCCCACCTGTTCAGTCGGTGGTGGGATCGTTTGCTCAGTCATCCAAATTCTACCTTCTGCGTGATAGCGTTCAACCATGCCGCTTGCTTGTCGATCAGTAATTTATCACTGTAGTTGTCGACGAGATCGTTGATGAAGTCGTATTCACGTTCCGTCAGCTTGTGGACGGAATCATCTTCGAGACAATGGGCGCATTGTTTGTCTTGAAACGTGTTCACCCTCGTTGCTCCAACGGGTCCCATCGATCCACATGATAATCTGTGTCGATGAACGCCATCGGGTCATTCGCCAAGCATAACTTCATGTACTCACACGGCCGGTTGAACGCTGTGCATCCGTCGGCGAAATCCCACTTCCACAACCCTGTCTTCCAGCAATTCACCATCTCGACAACGGTGATTTTCAGCATGCGCAACCAGCGATCAATCTGCATGTCCGTAGGTAACACCATCGTCTCGACTAGCTCGATACGATCGGATAACGGCGCCACGCCGCGAATGACAATTCCCTTCACTGGCACGCCAAGCTGGCGCAAGCCCCAGGTATAGCCGAGGAATTGGTTTCGCAACCGGAACTTGTCATGCCAAGACGAATCGATTGACGTTCCCGACGACTTATCGTCAAACCCCATCTTCCATCCTGTGGGGAACATCTCAACGACCATGTCCGCTCGAATGGCGTAGTACAGCCGTCGACCAGTTACTGGATGAACTGGAACATCCGGAATGGGTATAGGATGTACGATCTCGATCGCTGGTGCACCTGTTGCCGTACGAATGGGTCGGGCTGGTTCGATGCCTAACGGCCACTTCTCCAGGTATAGCGCCAACGACGAAACACATGCCTCCAACGACTTGTTCCGCTCAGTCCATTTTCCTTCCTCGATGCGGACTGGCCAATCGCCCCACTCGGTGAATATAGCGCGTACGCCATCGGCGAGACATTGATGCGGTTGTTTTTGATGGAGATAGAATGCTCGCCGAGCGATCTCCAGCCCCTTGGCCAAACATCCGCCAAAGTGCAGATGGATGTTAGGTGCTTTCGGTCGATAGCCGAGCACATGCTCGATCATCATTTTGTATTGACAGAGACGGAAATGGCTGACGATTGTGGCGTCGAGGACGTGAGGGAAGACCGGTTGGATGGCTGACGTTGGCCGTGGTTGCGCTGTCATTGGCCTGGCCATGGTTGTCCCTCGTCGTCAATCATCTGTACTTGCCAACCGTGCATTAGGCATCGTGCGCAGGCGCGGCGCCGGTCACGGTTCGATGTACCGATCGTCCGCCCGCTCGGCCGACTGGAGGAACCTTTCGCCTTCCGACGTCAGTATGCCGTCCTTCATCAACAAGGTGTAGTCCGTCACGTTCGGCGATTCGTTCATGTCGTCATGATGATGCGCCCAAAACACGGCATATAGCTCGGCCGGTACCATTGGGTTGACGTAGGAGTAAATCGCCACGCATGGCGGATCGCCAGGATAAACACCCTCGTTCTCCAGCATGGTGCGGATGATGTCGGGGTTGTTGATGGTGCTCATTATCGTTGCCGCCGTCGCCTGTCGATGGTTCGTTGTATCTGATCGAGAATGGCGAGGTGATCGTTTCGCTTGCGAAACACCAACACGTTACGATCATCCCCCTCCAACCGAATGAGCAAATCCCACCATCCTTCGTACCGTGGATCGTCGACCGGGCACAGCCGTCTAGCGACATAGAATTGCTCGCGTAGAGCAATTGCGGCCGACTCGTCGTCGCAGGGCGGATCGTTGAGCGCCAACGGCGGGCTTGCCGTCGCTGCATCCCACGTCGCGATCAGTCGTCCGTCGACCTTGTCAAATGAATCAGGCGGGGTTGGCACTTGTTACCGATTCCGATAGTTTCCTCGTCGTCGACTCGCCGAGAATGTACTCAACGTCAATGACTTCGCGGGCGGCGAATCCGTGCCACCCAACCTTGTACAAGTAATTATGCGCGATCTGCATCGTGCGTAGGCTACTGCGCCATCGTAACTGGTCGCACTGACCTTCGAGATCGTCACCTCCGTCAATCTGGCATAGCACGATCACCGGCCTATCTGTTCGCTGGTCGTATCCTGCCCGATCGAGCAACCATCGTTCCTTTGGATTGTCGCCCATCATTCGCACCGCCATGGCCGGAATGAACGTCGCACGATCACGTATCTCGATGATCTTGACGTCAAGGCTGTTGTACAGGCCGAGATCGATAGTTTCGTCGTCGATCATTACCCGTCCCCCATTGGCGGAAACGGCGTACCTCGCTCGACGTTTGGCAGATATTTCCGCATCAACCCGACAAGGTCGTGTTCCTTACGTATCCCCTTTGCCGCCGCTTTCTGTATCGCCTCACGCCGTATCGCTACACCACGTTCGGTTACGGCAAGCATTTCCGCATCGGTCAA